ATTAGTGAATGATGATCCTCATCAAATGTATGAGATTAGATCAAACAACGCCGGTGCATCAGCGCAAGACGACGTAGGTAATACAGCAGATATAGCATATTCTGCGGGTGCTTCACCGAACTACATTTCTAGATCAACTTTAAATGATAGTTCATTAAGTGATTCAGCATCAAAACAAGTAAAAATCGTGGGTGTTTCAAGAGACCCTGATAATAACGATCTCGCATCAGCAAATGTTGTGTGGAGAGTTATAATCAGTGAACATTTCTTTAAACAACACGTTGGGGTATAATAGGAGTATATAACTATGGCAATATCACGTAATCAACTAGTCAAAGAACTAGAGCCAGGTTTGAATGCCCTATTCGGCCTGGAGTATAAACAGTATGACCAAGAGCATGCTGAGATATACACAACTGAGTCATCTGACAGAGCTTTCGAAGAGGAAGTAATGTTATCAGGATTCGGTCAAGCTAAAGTAAAACCAGAAGGTTCTGGAGTAGAGTTCGATAAAGCTCAAGAAACTTTCACAGCAAGATACACTCATGAGACAATCTCTCTAGGGTTTGCTATCACTGAGGAAGCGATTGAGGACAACTTATACGACAGACTTGCTCAAAGGTATACAAAAGCATTGGCAAGATCTATGGCTCAAACGAAACAAATCAAAGCAGTGTCTCCGTTAAACAACGGGTTCAATGGTAACTTTAAGTCAGGTGATGGAAGCAATTTATTTGCAACTAACCACGCGACTATTAATGGTACTTTCTCGAACAAGTTGCAAACGGATTCAGATTTAAACGAAACTTCATTAGAACAAGCAATGATCGACATTGCAGGTTTAACTGATGAAAGAGGTTTAAAAATTGCTGCTAGAGCAACTAAGATGATTATTCCATCTCAGTTACAATTCACAGCGGAGAGATTAATGAAATCTCAACAAAGAGTTGGAACTGCAGACAATGACATCAATGCATTAGTTAGCATGGGAATGGTTCCAGGTGGTTATTCAATCAACCACTTCTTAACTGATCCTGATGCTTTCTTCTTGATCACTGATGTTCCTAACGGAATGAAACATCTTGAAAGAGCTCCATTAACTACAAAAATGGAAGGTGATTTCGATACTGGAAACGTAAGATACAAAGCTAGAGAAAGATACGTATTTGGCGTATCTGACCCTAGAGGTATTTTCGGTACATCTGGTGCTTAATCAATAAATTTGAGGCGGGACACAATCCCGCCTCATTTCAGTCATAGAAAGGAAGAACCATGAAAACCTTCAGAATCAAAGTCAGAGCCTACGGATACTTAGCAGATTTCACTGTTAAGGCGTCTGAAGAGGGTAAACCTTTAGAAGATTCTATCATTGACAAACTAGGAAAAGGTGATATAAAATGGGACAAATCTGATTTTTATAGTCAGAGGAAAACATGGTTAACATACGAGGAGATTGTAAATGATTCAAGACCTTTACAAACAAAAAACGTCCTTGGAGTTGAGCTGGCAACAAGAGTATAATAAACATAGTAAATATACTCTTGATATGGTCAGAATTGATAGCAAGATAAGAGAAGTTATCAATGAAATTAAGCTAGAAGAAGCTAAGATTGCTGCTAGAGAAAATGCGATTGCTGATTCGGCTCCACAAGTTTCAGTAGCTACTTAATAAAAAGCTACATCGTTGAAAACGCACATTCACTACGCAATCCCTTGCACTCTACTTAAATCTACTATATAAAATAGTCACTATACAATTAATCAGAGCGTAGACGAGTATAGTCGACGGCCTAGAGACTACGTTCGACAAAACTAGGAGGATAATACTATGGCAAAAACTCTATTTAGAGGACCAGTTCTGCAGGGTAAGTTTAACGAGTCAGGCGTAACTGGATTTAATCTAGAAAACAAAACAGCTAACTACACAGTTACGAATGCGGATTCTGGTAAAACTTTCACATCATCTACTGATGGTGTAGTATTTACTTTACCGCCAATTTCTATTGGGAGAATATTTACATTTGTAAATACAGGTCCTGATGGAACAAATGCTTTAACTATCAGTCCAAATGCGTCTGATGGTATTTTGTATGCTGGATCTTTAACAGATAATAAAGATATCATTAATACAAAAGCTACATCAAAAGTTGGTGACTTCGTAGTATGTGCATCTTTAAACTCAACAGGTCATTGGACGATTGTTGATGTACAAGGTGTATTCGCGAAAGAAGCGTAATAAATAATTAGTGTGGGGCTTCGGCCCCATACAAATTGAAGGAGAATATTATGGCAGGTGGAGGATCATTTGTAAGTGATCAAAAGTTTACCAACAGAACAAGTGATGGAGCATTTAAAACTATTACTGGTGGCGGAACTGATTTAGGACCATGTAGAGTAACATATATTATGGCTCATGGTGCTAATAATGCTATTGTTAAATTACATGATGGAACTGGAACAGGTGGACCTGTAGAGTTTCAAGCTAAGTTTGGCACTGAAGGTTTAGATGTATTTGTTCCTGGTTCTGGTATACGATTTAAAACAGGAGTCTTTTTAGATTTAACTAATACAGATTCCGTAACAATAGGATACACTGGATAATGAAGAGTGATGTAAAAGCAGTTAGAAAGAGTTCAACAGGTTCTGTATTTGCAGGAAGAACTAGATTAAGAGGAATTATTTTAGCCTCATCTGGTTCTGCAGGTGCAGTTACTTTACAAGACGGAAATTCAGTAACACAGTTTCAAGTAGATGTTCCAGCAGGTGATGTATTTGCATACAATCTTGCAGAAGATGGAATTTTATTTGAAGGTGGCATGACTGTTTCTGCTCTTTCAAATGCTACGGTAACTGTTATTATAGATAAGTAGGAGGTCAAATGGCAAACACAACCTCTGGAACACATAAGTTTGAAAAAGATTTTTCTATTGATGAAATTATAGAAGAGTCATTTGAAAGAATGGGTATTCAGAATGTTACTGGATATCAATTAAAAACTTCTAGAAGATCTCTTAATATAATGTTTCAAGAATGGGAAAACCGTGGGATTCATTATTGGAAAGTTGCAAATAATAATATTACATTAGTTGCTGATCAAGCAGTATACACAATGTTTAGATCTACGGCAGATGGTACTTCAAGTGCAACAGCTGTTTATGGTGTTGACGATATATTAGAAGCTAGTTACAGAGATAACAATGTTGATACACCTTTAACTAAAATAGCAAGATCTGCATATCAAGCTTTATCTAACAAAACATCAACAGGACAACCTTCACAATATTTTGTACAAAGATTTATAGACAGAATTACAATAACCTTATATCAAACACCTGGAACATCACAGGCAGGAAAGTTTTTAAATTATTACTACGTAACTAGAATTGAAGATGCAGGAGCTTACACAAATGCAACAGACGTTCCATACAGATTTGTACCTTGTATGGTAGCTGGTTTAACTTTTTATTTATCACAAAAGTATGCTCCACAAAGATCACAAGAATTTAAATTATATTACGAAGATGAATTAAATAGAGCTTTACAAGAAGATGGATCTTCTTCTAGTTCTTACATAACACCTAAATCTTACTTTACGGAGGTTAATTAATGGCTGTTGGTAAACATGCAAAATTTATATCTGACCGATCGGGTTTAGAATTTCCATATAAAGAAATGAGAATAGAATGGAATGGAGCAAGAGTTCATATATCAGAGTATGAAAAGAAACATCCGCAACTAGAACCAAAAAGATTTACAGCTGAACCACAAGGTTTGCGTAATGCAAGACCTGACAGAATAGAACCTGCAGTTGCTAGATTACTTGGCTCTAATCCTTTTTCAATAACTAGTGGATCTACAACAATAACTGTTACAGAAATAAATCATGGACGATCTACAAATGATACGGTAAGATTTAGAAATGTAGAAGGTTCACCAGGAGGACTGGCTTCAACAGCTTATACAGCTGGATCTGGTTTTACAATTACAGTTACAACAACAGATAAGTATACGTTTACATTAGGGTCAACCCCTACTATAACAGAACAAGCAGGAGGCATGACAGTTACAGCAGGACCAGTAACTCTAGACGCATAATGGCATATACTTTAACAAATATAACAGACGATATTAGAAATTATACAGAAGTAGATAGCGGAGTATTAACAACTGCAGTCGTAAATAGATTTGTACAAAATGCTGAGAATAGAATTTATAGAGAAATAGATTCTGACGATAACAGACACTATGCTACATCTAATCTAGCTATTGGAAACAGGTATGTAACTATTCCTTCTGATCTTAGAAATATTAGATATGTACAACTAAAAGATACAAATGTAACACCAAACACACAAACGTTCTTAGAGAAAAAAGACACTAGTTATATGGCGGCTTTTTATGATACGCCAAGCACAGCTTCTGGAATACCAAAGTATTATGCAAACTGGGATGCAAATTTTTGGGTGGTTGCACCTACACCAAACGCTACATATGAGATTACATTAGCGTATATGAAACAACCTGTGAGTCTTACAGATGCTACTAAAAGTGGATCTGGGACTTACCTATCTAACAAATATCAAGACTTACTTTTATACGCTGCGTTGGTCGAAGCATATGCATACTTGAAAGGTCCAGTGGATATGTTACAATACTACGAAGCGGCATATAAGAGAGCGGCAGCATCGTACTCTATCGAACAAGAAGGTAGAAGACGCAGAGACGAATATCAAGATGGTGTTATTCGTAACAGTATTAAATCACCATCACCATAATAAGGAGATATAAAATATGGCAAATATAGTACCAAATTCGTTCAAGTCCGGCTTGTTAAAAGGAACATTTAATTTTGACACTTCTGGAAATGGAGGGAATGCTTTTAAGTGTGCTTTATACACTAGCATAAGTAACTACAGCGTAGCCTCAACTGTGTTCCTATCTGGAACAGGACAAGGTGAAGTTAACCCGAGTGGAACAGGTTACTCAGCGGGTGGAAATACGTTAACAAACGCAGGGATTGCAGGGACAACAACTGCATTCGTTGATTTTGATGATTTGACTTTTCCATCTGTAACGTTAACTGCTGCAGGAGCTGCTATTTATAAAACAACTGGTGGCGGAAACGAGCTTGTACTAGTTTTAGATTTTGGTGGCAATAAAACAGCGACTAACGGAGACTTTGTTATTCAGTTTCCTTCTGCTGATGCTACAAATGCTATTATTAGACTAGGCGACGCGTAATAGAGGATTATATAAATGGCTTTTGTACTTAACGATAGAGTCAAGCAGACGAGTACGTCTACTGGCACAGGAACAATAAACCTTTCAGCTACAGCTGAAACAGGTTTTGAAACTTTTGTTGCTGGTATTGGAACTACAAATAGTACGTTCTACTGTATATCTCACGATGGAACTGCTGAATTTGAAGTCGGTATTGGAACTGTAACAGATGCATCACCTGATACACTTTCTAGAGATACCGTTATCTCCTCTTCAAACTCAGATAACAAAGTTGATTTTGGTGTTGGAACTAAAACTGTATTTTGTACTTATCCTGCAAAGAGAGCTCCGTCTGCAAGTATGACAGCAGCTACATACGTTAATACACACTCAGCAACAATATCTGATACACAAACAATGGAGTCTGGAGTTTTAGCAGGACCAGTAACAGTATCAGGTAATGTTACAGTAACAGGGACATTAGTAATTATATAATGAGTCAAATAGAAGTAGATAAAATAATACCTCAATCTGGAACAGCACTACAAGTTGGTGAAAATGGTGATACAATTACAGTTCCAGCAGGAACTACTTTAAATTTAACAGACGGTACAGTTACATATCCAAATGGTTCTGTACAAAACGTAGACCTTGCAAACTCTTCTATTACCATAAACGGATCAGCTGTATCTTTAGGTGGATCTGTTACAGTTGGTGAAACTAAACCAACGATAACAGGTATTAGTCCATCGACAATAGAAAATACACAAACAGCTGTAACTATAACAGGAACAAATTTTGTATCTGTCCCAACAGTAGAAGCTATAAATTCGACAGGTGGTATTACAAGAGCAGACACAGTTTCTTTTACAAGCGGAACAACAATTGTAGCTAACTTTACTTTACCAGTTGACGGAACTTATTTTATTAGAGTTGAGAATAATGATGGTAATGCGGTAAGATCATCTTCTGCATTATTAACAGTTTCAGACGCTCCAGCATGGACTACATCTGCTGGATCTTTAGGATCAAACGCTGCAGGATCCTCAATTTCATATACAGTAGCGGCAACAAACGCTACTAGCTTTGCAGTGCAATCCGGATCATTACCTGGAGGAACATCTTTAAATACTTCGTCAGGTGTGATATCAGGTACAGAGAGTGGTGCAACTTCAGAGACTACATATAGTTTCACTATTCGAGCAACAGACGCTGAAGGTCAAACAGCTGACAGAGCGTTTAGTATAACAATAACAGTAGGAATTAATAACTCAGGACAGTTCAACTAATGGCATCAACGAGAATATATAGAACAGCAGGGACACCAACTTTAAATACCAAACATACAATATCGCTTTGGTTTAAAAGAAGTAGAGTTGGTTTTGGAGATACTTTTATTATGGATGGCTATCAAGATGCAAATAATAGATTTAAGCTAGCATTTGATTCATCAGATAGGTTAGAACTTTATAATACTCATGGCGGTTCTTACAAATATAATGTTAGAACTAATAGATTATTTAGAGATACTGCTGCTTTCTATCATCTTGTTGTTAGAATTGATACAACTCAAGCTTCTGCCTCTGACAGGGTAAGGGTATATGTTAATGGAACTGAAGAAGAAAGTTTTAATACTTATACTGATGCAACTCAAGATGATGCAAATAATGTAGTTAATGAAAGTGGTGCAACAATATCTATAGGTGATTATCAAGGTGGTAATAATGGATTTGGTGGACTTATGACACACTTTCATTTTGTAGATGGAACTTCTTATGGGCCTGATACTTTTGGTGAAACAGATACTACATCAGGAATTTGGAAACCAAAAACTGTACCAAGTGTAACTTATGGAAATAATGGTTTCTTTTTAAAATTTGAAAACTCAGGTAATTTAGATTTAGATAGTAGTGGTAATAACTTAACATTTACTACATCAGGAACACTAACTCAAAATGTAGATACTCCGTCAAATGTTTTTGCTACTTTAAATGGTATTAATGCTGGTGGTGGTAATACTGCACTTTCTAATGGTGGTTTAACTTATACTCGTACAGATTATAATCACAATGCAAGAAGCACTTTAGGATTTACAAAAGGCAAATGGTACTGGGAGCAGAAGATAAGTGATATTTCCGTAAGAATAGGTTTAATTACATCAGGATTTTCAAATAATTTAGACACAGATAGCACTGATGCTTATTATGGTACATACGCTAATGGTGGTGTTTATTTAATGAATTCTGCCAGTGGCACAAGTTGGCAAACGACAAATAATGATACTTCAAGAAGTATTACAACTTACACAAGTGCAATTGGTGCAAGCGCAGGTGATATTTTAATGGGTGCAGTTGATGCTGATGCTGGTAAATTATGGTTTGGAGTTAATGGAGTTTGGATGAACTCTGGAGATCCAGCTGCTGGGTCAAACAATCAAATAACATTTACAAATAATACAGGTGATGAGTTACAAGTATATGCTGGTTTTGGAACAAGTAATTCTAGAACTGTTAATTTTAATTTTGGTTCAGGATTTTTTGGAACGACTGCTGTAACTTCAGCTAACGCTGATGCCAATGGTCTTGGAGCTTTTGAATATACTGTACCTTCAGGGTATTATGCGTTATGTACTAAAAATATAAAGGAGTTTGGATAATGGCTTATATATCATTTCAACCTAAAGATCATTTCATCACTAATTTATGGGACGGTAATGACGGTGCTAATAGAGCAATAACAACAACTTTTGAACCATCTTGGGTATGGATAAAAGCAAGAGATGGAACTTACAATCATGGACTTTATGATCAAGTAAGAGGTGCAACAAAATCAATACACTCTAATACTACTGACGCTGATCATACAACAGCAAATGGTTTAAAATCTTTTACAAGCACAGGATTTACAATCGGTGGTGATGCAGAAACTAATGATGCAAGTTTAGATTATGTAAGCTGGTCTTGGAAAGCTAATGGCTCAGGTTCAGCAAATACAGATGGCTCTATATCAAGCACAGTTTCAGCTAATACTACTGCTGGATTTAGTATTGTTAAATGGGTTGGAACAGGTGCTAATGCTACTATTGGTCATGGACTAGGAGTTGCACCATCACTTTTAATATCCAAAAATTATGGTACT